GTCGATAGGTCACTCTCGGTTTTCTCAAACCTAGAGATGACTTGTTGTTCTTGTTCATTTGTATACGGCAACTCATATTTGTAAAACAAATAGAGGAGCTGTCGGATGTACCTGACGCTTAGTACACAGGGATCCTGAAGGACTGTCCCGTCTGGTCGAAGTACTCGATTGAAGAGCTCACCAAGAAACCTTGGAAGCTCACTACCTTTCTGGGCTCTGAAGCCCATAGAGGTAGCTGACAATCTAGTATTTTCTGAAAGAGCCTTATCAAAGGCCTTTCCCAAACGAGGCAATGTTTTCGTTAGAAAACATAAACCTTCAGAAAAGACTCGTCGTTCAATGTAATTATACATTGCGCGGCGAGCCTTAGAGTTGAATATAATTCCAACTTTTCCACATGCAGCAAAGACGTCGTGAAGCACTGCAGCGATGATTTTACTTTCATCTAAGCTCTTCCAAGGGACCATATAAATGGTATCCTTTCTTAGAGCATGCATACACTTCACGATCCTTTGATAATCGCGAACATAAAGACAAGCCGAACAGTATGTTAACTATTCAACAAGTCAATAAGTCATTCCTGCCAAGTATCCCTAACGGTCAAACGCCACGAACTCCTCGCGGAGGTCATGTCGTCGACGTTCTGGTATACCCAAGCAGCATTTACGAATCCGAACCTACCATAGTAGACTTGCCAAATGTAGGGGAATTCACTACGTTCAAAAAGCGGGTTTTGTTATCAAAACCAGCAGATTGGACAGTGAAACCCCTAGAGGAACAGTCATATGATGTAGTCGTATAAGTAAATGTAGTATGACTCGAAACAATAACATCAACTAATACCAAGAGGTCGCAATGACCCCAAGGTACGATTGAAGTTACGGGGTGTTAGTGTCCCAGCGACCAGTAGGACTAACGATAAAATCGTTAGTCTTATGGTTGCCAGTGATACTAGCATCCTTAACTTTCAGTTCGAGATCAGATAACCGGCACCCGATAGGTACCATGAAGGCTGCAGGAGCCAAAGAGGCAACTGCGATCATCATGGAAATCTGTCGTGCACGCCGGTTCCTGGAATGCTCCTCTTCAGTATGGTTTATCATAAACCACCTGTAAGAAG